ATGCGGGAAAAACTAGACGGTGATCGTGGCACAGATCACTTGTCTGACCGTGAGATGAAAGACTGGGAAAGCCTTGTCTTAGACATAGCAGCACTTGACCGTGTGATTGACTACTATGGAGGATAAGATGACAGACTTTAATAAGGAAGACCCCTTATCAAACCTTACACTTGACACAGACGAGCTAGGTATCTGGCTCATTGATGATACACCAGAAGGACCACAACAACTAGGTCATATCTCTTGGAGAGAAATCACCCGTGGTGTACAACAGGCTTTGCTACAGGAGAACTTCTTGATTGCACTAGCTGAAATGGATAAGGACTTACTATGACTGACGAAGTAGGGCACATGCAGGTGACAAAGCTCACTGAACATGAGGATGGTGGTGCTACCATAGAGTTCGACATGGATGACACCACAGCAGCACTAGCACAAGAGCTAGGCCTAAAGCTCCTGATATTCTGTGGAGCTACTGGTACTAACGTAGACTACGTATTCGATAGTATACTAGGGAGGGAATTAGACAATGAACCAAGCCGAGATTAACCTAATCAACGAAGCCTTGAAGGTGTGTCCTGACGTATCTGTAGTTGATGTAGTACAACTAATCTTTTTGCGTCAGACAGAGCTAGAGCAGGAGCCAGAAGATGCCTGACGTTTGTAACTTCTGTGGGAACTCTGGGGAGAGAAGTAAACCCTGTAGTGTCTGCTCAAGGCTTAGGAAAAAGGATTGGAGGGAAACTTATCCAGAACGCCACAGGTTGTACAATGACTTGAAGAGGTCTCAAACTCCAGCCTTGACAGAAGAAGAGAGGAGACAAGTGTTGGATGTATACACTATGGCTCGTTATAAGACAGAAGAAACTGGCGTTCAACATCATGTAGACCACATTGTACCCATCTCTAAAGGCGGGCTACATAAACCAGATAACTTGCGTGTAATTACAGCAAAGGAAAACTTAATGAAGGGCGATAAAATCATAACTGAGGTTGAGGTGGGTCAGGAAACAACTGGACAAGATCAAGTAACACCGCCGCCGAATGACAAAGAGATTTATAAAATATGTAAAGTTCTTGCTAACAAATACAATTCACCAAATCACTACGATGATCTAATCAGTGAAGGTCTTGTAGCTTGCTACGAATGCCGTGAGTCTGGCAAGGTCCGTAAGGCAGACTACGTAGGTTCTGCTCGTAGGGCAATGAATGACTACATCAACATTAAAACTAAAGCTGTTAGTATACCTAGTACTTGGGCCTCCCGTACAGTTGGCAATCAAATATCTCGTGGGGGTGGTCTTGAAGGGCTTGAGGGCGTTAAAGGTGGAACATTGTTTCAACTGTTCACAGCTATGTCAAATGATGTAACAGAGGTTGATAAAGCTCAAGTCTCAACTAAGGATCACGCTGAAAGTTACGAGGCTGCGGACTATCAAGAGTATGTAGTTTCTGTTGCTAAAAAGACACTAACTGAAACAGAGTGGGAAATCCTTGACTTAAGGTATTATCAAGATAAGACACAGCATGAAGTAGCTGATCTAATAGGTAAGGGCCAGATGTGGGTTTCTCGGCACGAAAGGTCAGCGCTGTCTAAACTGAAAGATGAGCTATGTAACAATTTGTGATGTTAGATACTACACAAAATGAACTTATAGGTAAGTGTAGGGTTCTTTAGAACAACATAAGTTATAACTTAAGTGTTGACTTTAGTATTCACTACTACTAGTTAATAAACATAAGTTAAAACGAAAGGAGATACTGTGGATGAAGAACTAGAAGAAAGCTGGCTTGGGTTAGACCTGAATGGCAGACAACCTAAACTTAACAGGCCATATGAAAATATAGGGCACAACTCGCTGGTAAATGTTGTACAGAGTGCAAGGAAAGCACTTGATCGTGTATACGCTGGCGAAGAGATGTCTTGGGAGGCTTGGCGTGAGTATGGTAAAGCACTGAACGAGGGTCGGGAGGCTTTCCCAAGCAACGAAGAGTTTGGCCGATGGGTTGTGTCTGAGGGTTTAGACAAATTTGTTTGTAACAAGTTGTTACAAAGGAAAAATGTAACTAGACCTGAACGTGCAGCAGCTATGTGGATTGCATCTAAGATAGAGCAAGAGCAAGAGGCACTGTCGCTGTTTCCTAGTGCAAGGACACCTCGTGGCCTATACACCAAATGGTTAGCTGAATTAAAGAAGCGTGAGGATAAGCCTAATGATAACCCAAACTTAAGACCTCCTGACGAAAAAGAAGAGAAACGTATCAGGAACCTTAAGGATCGTGCCGCATCTACTACCTCTGAGCCAGAGAGGGATGCTGCGTTAAATCAAATCGCAAAGATGAAGGAGGACGGTATCAATGTCGATATGGTCATGGATCAAAAAGGGGAGGACGAAGAGAGAGACGAATACTTCGACGAAAAGCGTAAAAGAGAGGGTGCAGCAGAAAGACTTGCAAGACACTTCCTCAACAAAAACTCAGTGCGACACATCAGACACCTTATACTTGTCGCATACCCAGAAACTAAAGACCTCGAACAGTTTGAACTCGACATACTTGAAGGAGAAACCAATGTCTAACAACACAGCACTCGTAACACTCGACACAATGCCAGCCTCAGAAGCACGTATGCTTCATATGGAGGTTAAGAACCGTGGGCGTGGTGAGGTTTCTAAGTTTATCAAGTACGAGACTGCGCATACTTCTAACCAGTACTACTACCGCCTCCGTAAAAAGGGTGTAATGCCACTCAAGTCAGACAACAAGAACATTGTAGCGTTCAAGTCTGCACGCAATGAGGCTACGGAGGTTCAGAAACTCCAAGCTAAGGTTGAACAACTTGAGATGGCACTTCAGGTTGCTATGGTAACACCAGCACAACGTGCCCTTCAGGTTCTTGTGTCTGGTATGGGTGAGATCACGTTCCGATCACGTTCATTTTTGGCTAGTGTTGTAGCTAAAGATTATAGCACCCTCTCGCCTAAGCAAGAGAAGTGGCTTTCAGACCTCGAAGCCAAATATTCTTAATCAAACCCAAAGGAGAGCCACATGACCGAAGTAATACACCAACCATGTCCCTTTGTAGATTGTGGCTCTTCTGATGCCTTCTGCTACAACACAACAGAGAGGGTAGGCCACTGCAAGAGTTGCAACAGGGGCTACCCCTCAAGGGATGCCAAGTACGAGTGGGCCTCAGAGAAATACCCCACCAAGGGGAATAAGGAGTACGACGACATGAGTGTGATAGAATACACACCAAAGCGTATAGAAGACACCTCCGCAGGGGAATATGTCAATATGCGTAGTATCAACACCAAGACGATGGAAGACTACGGTGTTCTGACCTATGGTGATCGTCAGGAGTACGTATACCCCAGCGGAGGAATTAAGGTACGTAATCTTACAGAGAAAGGCTTCTACGCCAAGAATGGCTTCAAGGGTGACGAACTGTTCGGCATGAACCTCTTCACTGCTGGTAGCTCTAAGATGGTGACAATCACTGAGGGTGAGCTAGATGCCCTGTCAGTGGCTCAGATGCTCAAGAGTGGCTACACTAACCCTGTAGTCTCCCTACCGTCTGCTACGCCCTCTAAGAAGCTCTGGGAGAACTGTGCTGACTGGCTCAATAGCTTTGAGAAGATTATCCTGTCTGTAGACAACGATGATGCAGGTAATGCTCTGGCTGACCGTGTATCCAAGTTGTTCCCGAATAAGGTCTACCGTGTTGACCATCGACCTTACAAGGACGCTAACGAGTTCCTACAGGCTGGCAAGGCTGCTGACTTCAAGGGTGCATGGTGGAACGCACGTAAGTTCACACCTGAGAACGTAATGAACAGCACTCAGGACTTCTTGTCGCTGTATAAGGATACGCCTGAGCATCAGTATGTACCGACAGGTATCCAAGCCCTAGACGATAAAATCTTGGGTTTGATGCAAGGTCACTTCACAGTGATTAAAGCACCTACAGGTATCGGTAAGACTGAGATCATGCGGTTCTTAGAGTACAATATGTTGCAGCGCAAGG